GGCTACTTCGGTAGCCTTTTTCAATTGTAGCATATTCTAAATTACGAGGCACGCTAGTGCCGAGTACCATCATCAAAAACTAGTAAATTTCAAAGGCTAAATACAGGTAATATTGCCAATTTACCAAAGGGCCTAGCACAAAATGAAATTACTTGAATTCTTTTATTACAATGACAATTCCGATGGGATGTCAAATGATCGTCGATATGATGCGACACGGGATAGTTCTGTTATTAAGAAATCAGATACTCGTAAAATCAAATTGACATTAAAACAAATCAATCAATTGCGATTGTCAACTGAGGCGCATGCTGCTGAGAAAGAAGCAGAAGCGAGTTTTATTTCACAAATGTACGCAAAACCAGTTGATGCTCAATAATAATCCAGGATTTGTATTAGGGAATGGTCGTAGTCGATTGGCCATTGAATGTTCAGAATTATCGACCCACGGAACCGTATATGGATGTAATGCAATTTATAGGGAATTTGATCCTGATTATCTAATTGCAGTTGATTCCAAGATGGTTAATGAGATTGTTTCAACTGGATATCAAGAGAATCATCAAGTTTGGACAAACCCAAGTAATGGAATTGTCGCAAAGAAACATCTTAACTTTTTTGATCCACATAAAGGATGGAGTTCAGGACCAACTGCTCTTTGGTTTGCTGCATCCAACGGTCATTTAAAAATCAATATTCTTGGATTTGATTTTCAAGGTATTGATGGAAAATTCAATAATGTGTACGCAGATACATACAATTACAAAAAGAGCAATGAAGCAGCCACCTATTATGGTAACTGGTTAAATCAAACACAACGCATAATTGAAGAATTTAAGCATATTAAGTTTACCCGGGTGGTAGAAGAGGATGCATACCATCCTGACATCTTATCCGAATTAAAAAACTTAAATACAGTTAGTTATGATGAATTTCTCGATATATATCCGAATATAACGCGAAATCAACTAAAAAACACGCATTTTGCATAGTTTTTACAAAACTACGTTAAATATCAACACAGACTTATCAAACCCCAAAGGAGAACATAAATGGCAAACTCATCCATTCTTGAAGAGATGTTAGAACATCTTGTCAATGAAAACAGAACACAAGCGGAAGAATTATTCCACGACTACGTTGTTGCAAAATCACGTGAAATCTATGAATCTTTGTTAGAAGAATCATATCCAGGTGATGATGATGAAGTTGATGGTGACGAAGGCGAATTCGAAGAAGCATTTGATTTCGGTAATGCAGCTAACGACGACGATTATGAAGACGGCGAAGAAGGCGAAGAAGACGAATTTGGTGAAAAAGAATTCGGTGATGACGAAGCAGAATCTAAAGAAGAAGAAATCTTTCAAAGTTTAGATGAAATCGTTGACGAATTACAAGCTAAATTTGACGAATTACGTGGCATCAACAACTTAGAAGCAGCGAATGACGATGACTTCGGTGGTGATGAAACTGACGAATTGAATAACGAATTTGATGACGAAGAAGAAAAAGACGAATCATTTGAATTGGAAACAGTTCGTGAATATGTTGAAAAAGTAACAGTTAAAGGTGGCGATAATGGTGCAAACACTAAATCACCAGCTGCTGGTGCAGCCAACATGGGCGGAACTGCTAGTAACATATTGAACGGTGGTACATCTGAAACAGGTGGCACTCAGGGTGGTTTGGTTAACCCAAAAGCACAAGATATGAAATCTGGTAACGTAAATGTTTCAGGTGGCGATGCTTCTAAATCTTTGAAAAATGCACCTGCTGTAAAAAAAGCAGATGACGGTTCAAATACAGCTAGCTTATTTCGTAAAAAACAATAGGAAGTAGACGTGAGAACTTCCTTAACTGAACATCTGAGTTTTGATCAAGCACATATCGTACTTGAACACTCAACGGAAGGTGACCAAAAGTCTTTGCATCTTAACGGTATCTGCATTCAAGGCGATATCAAAAATGCAAATCAACGGGTTTATTCTTCTAGCGAAATCGGTAAAGCGGTTAAAACTCTTAACGAACAGATCTCAGGTGGCTACTCAGTATTAGGTGAAGTTGACCACCCAGCAGATTTAAGAATTAATCTCGATAGAGTCAGTCACATGATTACTAAAATGTGGATGGACGGTCCAAACGGATACGGTAAACTTAAAATTTTACCAACTCCAATGGGTAAACTTATCGAAACTATGCTTGAAGCCGGTGTAAAACTGGGAGTTTCAAGTAGAGGATCGGGTGATGTTGATAGCAGTGGTTATGTTCAAGGTTTTGAAATCATAACTGTTGATATCGTTGCACAACCCAGTGCGCCAGGTGCCTACCCAACTCCCGTTTATGAACATATCATGAACGCAACCGGTGGTAATACTGCTTTACGAATTGCCCAAGAAGTACAAGGTGACCCGAAAGCACAGAAATACATCTCAGAGAGCTTGATGCGCATCATCAAGGGTCTGAACTAAATACACACAAGAGAGGAGAATCACATGCAGGATTTTGTAAAACAATTGTTTGAAAACAATGTGATTTCCGAGGATATGAAATCGGAAATTGAAAACGCTTGGGAAAGTCGAATTCAAGAAAACCGTGATCAGGTCACTGCCACTCTACGTGAAGAGTTTGCTCATAAGTATGAGCACGATAAATCTTCTTTACTTGAAGCTGTAGAAAATATGATTACAGATCGCCTAGCATCTGAAATCACAGATTTTACAGAAGATCGTCAAGGTCTTATCGAAGCAAAAGCAACGTATGTTAAGAAAATGAAACAAGATACCAAAGCAATGGAATCTTTTGTTTTACATAATCTTGGCAAAGAACTTGCTGAACTTAACGAAGATCGTAGAGCCGTAGCCGACAACGTATCTAAATTGGAATCTTTTATTGTGGATTCATTAGCGAAAGAAATCGCAGAATTCCACACTGACAAGAAAGACTTAGCAGAAACTAAAGTTCGTTTAGTTAGAGAAAGTAAAGCTAAGTTTGAAGAAGTCAAAAAAGATTTCATTGCTCATTCAGCAGCAATCATCGAAAGTACTGTGACTAAAGGTCTCCGTGCAGAAATGACGCAGTTGAAAGAAGATATCGAATCAGCACGCAGAAATGACTTTGGTCGCAGAATTTTTGAAAGTTTTGCCAGCGAATACGCAGCTAGTCATCTTAATGAAAAATCTGAAACTGTTAAATTGATGCAAGTCATTCAACAGAAAGAAATGGAATTGGAAGAAGCAGCGAAAATCGTAGTTCAAACAAAACAACTCGCTGAAAGCAAAGAAGCCCAGGTGCGTGCTCTAAAAGAATCAACCCAACGCAAAGATGTTCTTGGTGAACTCTTAGGTCCTTTGGTTGGTGACAAAAGAACCGTCATGAGTGAACTGCTCGAATCAGTACAAACAGATAAACTGTACGCAGCTTATGACAAATACTTACCTGCTGTCTTAGACAACGGTGTTAAAACTGCCCGTAAAACTCTTACAGAATCTACAGAAATTACAGGTAACAAAAAGGTATCGTCTTTCAATGAAAAGACTGCCGAACTCACAGACATCCGCAGACTTGCGGGATTATCAGCTTAAGGAGAACATATATGTCACAATTATTAGAATCACGTTGGTCAGAAACCAAAGAAGCGCTTTTGGAAGGCTTACAAGGTACAAAGAAAACAGTAATGTCAACTGTTCTTGAAAATACCCGCAAACAATTATCAGAATCAGCAACAGCAGGTGCTACATCTGCTGGAAACGTTGCTACATTAAACCGCGTTATCTTACCAGTTATCCGTCGTGTGATGCCAACTGTTATTGCTAACGAATTGATTGGTGTACAACCAATGACCGGCCCTGTTGGTCAAATCCACACTTTACGTGTTCGTTACTCTAACACATTCACTGGTTCTGCTGGTGGTTCAACAACAGCTGGTGACGAAGCATTATCACCATTCAAAATTGCTGAAGGTTATTCAGGTAATGCTAATGGTAAAGCAGATGCAACTGCAGCGAAAGAAGCGGTAGCTGGTAACCAATTAAGCATCCAAATCTTGAAACAAACTGTTGAAGCAAAATCACGTAAATTGTCAGCACGTTGGACTTTCGAAGCCGCACAAGACGCACAATCACAGCAAGGTATTGACATCGAAGCAGAAATCATGGCTGCATTAGCACAAGAAATTACTGCTGAGATCGATCAAGAAATCTTGTCAAGTTTGTCAACATTGGCTGGTTCTACAAACACACTTGCTTGGAACCAAACTCAAGTTTCTGGTGTTGCTACTTTCGTTGGTGATGAACATGCTTCAT